GGTCCTACTTTTCAGCAAGCTAAGGATATTATGTGGGGGATGCTAAAAGAATTAGGTGCGGATGTTATCAAAGATGCCTACGAGAATACAGCTAGGCTAACATTAATCAACGATAGAAAGATATACCTTAAGGGAAGTGACCGACCAGATACTCTAAGAGGCGTAGGCTTGGCTTATGTCGTGCTTGACGAATATGCTTCTATGAAACCTATTGTATGGGAGCAGATTTTAAGACCAACTCTAGCGGATGTACGAGGAGAAGCTCTTTTTATTGGTACACCTGCTGGTAAAAACCATTTCTATGACCTATATACAGAGGCACAAAAGGAAGAAGACTGGGAAGCTTTCCAATATAACTCTACAGATAACCCTTATATAGCAGCAGATGAGATTGAAGCAGCAAAACGCTCAATGTCTACTATGGCATTTAGACAGGAATTTGAAGCAAGCTTTGAAACTTTCTCTGGTGGTATCTTTAAAGAGGAATGGTTTCATACAGGTAAAGAACCTGAAGAAGGAAACTATGTAATAGCTGTAGACCCTGCTGGATTTGAAGCTGTAGAAAAAGAAAGAGGGTTAAAAGGCTCTAAATTAGACGAAACATCTATAGCGATTGTAAAAGTAGATAGAGATAAGTGGTGGGTTAAAGATATCCTACATGGAAGATGGGGTATTAAAGAAACTGCTAAGAAAATACTTAAAGCTGCTGAAGTAAATGAAGCTACTACTGTAGGTATAGAAACAGGTTCTTTAAAGAATGCTATTATGCCTTACCTAGAAGATGAAATGCGTACAGAGAATAGGTTTGTACATATAGATGAGCTACGACATGGCGGTAAAAAGAAGACTGAGCGCATTACATGGTCCTTACAAGGTAGGATGGAGCATGGACAAATAAGTTTTAATGAAGATAGAGACTGGAAAGTCTTTATGTCACAGATGTTAGACTTCCCTAATCACCTAAGTCATGACGATTTACTAGATAGCCTTGCCTATATAGACCAAGTATCAATTTCAGACTTCGCATACTCCATAGATATGGATGAAGATTGGAAACCTATGGATGAAATTGCAGGATACTAGGTAATTTAACAAATAGTTGTACACAACTACCTAAAGTGTGCTATACTCAGCGGTTATATTCTTTCTTCTAAGGAACTTTCATGGCATTATCCAGAGCAGCTGCGGCTGTAACTAGAAAAGCGGCTCAATCAAGAGGATTAAAAGGCAATCGAGGACAAGATGGTAGTATGTTGACATCATCTGATGATATGATGCAAAAGTTATATGCAGATACTCCTAATACTTGGGATAAACAAAAAGGAATTTGGGTAGATGCTGAACAAGCATCAGAAATGGGTACTAAGGAATTAGTACATCTAATAGATAGGACAGAATCAGCTATAGCTGATTCAAAAAAGCAGTTAAGCTCAGAATCAAAAGACTTTGAATATGCTATGGCTGAAAACAATAGAGCATGGACTGATGATACAATGGAAACTCCGTTATATAATATGGAAGGTGATGATATGACTTTAGATGCTATGGGAGATGGTTTAGAGATTTTATCTCAAGAAATTAATCAACTTGAATCTCATTTAACAATGTTAGAAACTGAATTAGCTAGTAGAAAAACAGCATAATGTTTGAGAATAAAGAAACTAAATACCAAGCACTAGCTGGCTGGCTCAATTATAGGTTAGAAAGTTGGAGAACTCATAGAGATACTAACTATATAACTAAATGGGATGAGTACTATCGTCTATGGAGAGGTATTTGGCTACAAGAAGATAGAACTAGAAGCTCTGAAAAGTCTAGAATCATTGCACCTGCATTACAACAAGCTGTTGAGTCCGCAGTAGCAGAGCTAGAGGAAGCAACTTTTGGACGAGGAAAATGGTTCGACATCAAGGATGACATGCTTGACCAAGACCCTAGTGATGCTGAGTATGTACGTAATCTACTACAAGAAGATTTAGAGAAAACAGGGTGTAAAGACTCTATATGTGAAGTTTTTATCAATTCTGCTATATATGGAACAGGTATTGGTAAGATAGTAGTAGAACAAAACGTAGAACGCTCTCCTGCTGAAGTACCTATAGAAGGTACAACTACTTCTACTCGTCAGTTAGTAGAATATCCATCAATAGATATACGTGTAGAACCTATATCTCCTAAAGAATTTCTTATAGACCCTTCAGCTAATTCAATTAATGAGGCATTAGGCGTTGCACATGAGGTAATTAAACCTCGTTATCATGTAGTTGAAGGAATACTATCAGGTATATATAGAGATGTACCTCTTGATGGTAGTTACAATACTGTTAAGTTTGGTTATGACTCTGAAATGAAACAAGCAGATGAATCAGACTCAGTTAAGATTACAGAGTACTGGGGTAAAGTACCTAAGAGATTCCTTAAAGCTAGTAAAGATAAAGATGATTTTGAATATTCAAAGAAAGATGAATTAGTTGAAGCAGTCGTTACTATATGTAATGATGAATATATATTAAGAGTAGAACCTAACTTATTTATTATGGAAGATAGACCTTTCATATCTTATCAACATGATATTGTCCCAAATAAGTTCTGGGGTAGAGGAATTTGTGAAAAAGGTTATAACAGTCAGAAAGCATTAGATGCTGAAATGAGAGCTAGGATAGATTCTCTAGCATTAACTACTACGCCTATGATGGCAGCGGATGCTACTAGATTACCTAGAGGTGTTAAGTTTGAAGTAAGACCGGGAAAGACAGTACTTACTAATGGTAATCCTAGAGATGCTATTATGCCATTAGATATGGGAACAACGGACCCATCTACATTCCAACAAGTTCAAAGTTTACAAGCTATGATTCAAATGGGTACAGGTAGTGCTGATTTAGGTAATGGAGATAGAGCTACAGCAAGTGGTATGTCAATGCAACAGAGTGCTGCTATTAAAAGACAAAAGCGTACTCTTATGAATTTCCAAAATACATTCCTTGTACCTTTAATACAGAAGTCAATGTGGAGAAAGATACAGTTTGATGTAGATAGATACCCTGTTAATGATTATAAATTTATACCTTATTCTACTATGGGTATTATGGCTAAAGAACTTGAAGGTCAACAAATGGTTAGTATGCTACAAGCTATACCTAAAGATTCACCTGCATTTAATGTAATCTTATTAGCTATGTTTCAAAATTCTTCTATTCATAATAGGGACCAGATTGTACAGGCTCTTATACAAGGTAATCAACCTGATGAACAACAGAAAGAATTAGAAAATATAGGAACTGAATTACAAATACAACAAGCACAAGCTAATATACAAAAGACATTAGCAGAAGCTGAAGAAGAAAAAGGTAAAGCTATTAAGTGGCAAGCAGAAGCTGCTCAAGCAGTACCAAATGAAATACAAGTAGAAGAATCAATTATTAAGTTACAGAAAGATGCTTTATCTTTAGATAAACTTAAAGCAGATATAAGTAATCAACAGTCTGAGACTCAGAGAAATATACCTGAGATGGAACATCTTAAATCTGAGACTATATTAAATCTAGCTAAGGCTAGAGAAGCAGGTTCTAAAGCAGCAATTAATACAACAGTACAATAATTATGGCAAAAGCTGATGAACAGTTTTTAAAAGATAGATTAGACATGTTTGAAACCGAAGGGTGGAGAGATTTAATGTCTGATATGAAAATTACTGAAGAGAATGCAGGAGACATACGCACTCTCGAAAGTGAAAAAGACCTTTGGCACGCTAAAGGTCAGTTAGATATTCTAAGACAGTTACGTAGTCTAGAAGATGTAACTAAACTAGCGGTAGAACAATCCTAGTCATAGGACTCTACTTTAATATAACTTCATAACCCTTACGGGCGGAGACCAAGATGAGTATAGTAGTAGAAGAAACACCTTTAACTGAAGTACCAACAACAGAAAATCTAGACATAGTAGTAGAACAGGAAACTCAAGAGGACATTGTCCAAGCGGAAGCAGAACTTGAAGCAGACCAACCCAAATCTATAGTTCCTGAGAAGTATGCTGGTAAATCATTAGAAGACGTTATTGAGATGCACCAAAATGCTGAAAAAGTATTAGGTAAACAAGGAATGGAAGTTGGACATCAACGTAAACTAATCGAAAGTTTAATGTCATCTCAACAACAAGTAACTGAAACTGCGCCACCGAAAGAAGAACCAATTCCCTTCGAGGACCAGTTCTATGCTGACCCTGCTACTGCAGTTAACTCAGCTATAGAGCAACATCCCGATGTAGTCATAGCTAAAGAAACTAGAGCCAAACAAAATCAAGCATTACAGACAGCTCAATTACAGTCTGCACATCCTGATTTTGAGGAAATAGTCCAAGCTAAAGATTTTCAGGATTGGATTGGAGCAAGTAAGATACGACAAGAGATATTTCGTGCTGCTGACTCTTATGACTTTGAGTCTGCTAATGAGTTGTTTACAACATGGAAACAAATCAATATGGCAGGCACTACAGCTAAAGTAAAAGCTCAGGAAAAAGTTAAAAGAGAAAAAGTATTACGTAAAACTACCTCTGAAACACGCTCTTCAGGAGACTCAATAGGTGGAAAAAAGATTTACCGTAGAGCTGATTTAATCAATCTACAGGTAACTGACCCTAACAGACATGCTGCACTAGCTGATGAAATTCAACAAGCGTATGCAGAAGGTAGGGTTAAATAATTTACTTATAATAGGAGAAGAAAATGGCTTTAGGCTCAAACCAAGTCACGACTACCATTGCTGGTAACTTCATTCCTGAACTATGGTCAGATGAAGTTATAGGTGCATACAAGTCAAACTTAGTGGTTGCTAATTTAGTTACTAAGCTATCTCACAAAGGAAAGAAAGGTGATACTATTCACATTCCAGTTCCTGCGAGAGGAAGTGCAAGTGCTAAAGCAGCAAACACACAGGTTACATTATCGGCAGCTACAAATAGTGTCATAAATGTATCCATTAATAAACACTATGAGTATTCTAAGTTAATCGAGGATATTGCAGAAGTACAAGCACTCGCAAGTATGAGAAAGTTTTATACTGACGATGCTGGTTATGCTCTTGCAAAGCAAGTCGATACTGACTTAGTTACTTTGTGGGAAGCATTACAAGGTGGAACAGTAGGTGGCTCTAATGCTGCTGCTTGGGAAACAGCGTATATCGGTTCTACTGGTACTACAGCTTACACAGGCAACTCATCTAATGCTGCTGACATTACTGATGCTGGAATCAGAGCGTTGATTCTTAAATTAGATAATGCAGATGTACCAATGGACAATCGTTCATTTATCATCCCACCAATCGTTGCTAACGATATGCTAGGTCTTAACAGATTTACTGAACAACAGTATATCGGTTCTGGCGATGCTATTAAAACTGGCAAAATTGGTATGATTTATGGTTGTGATGTTCATATCTCATCAAACTGTCCTACTACTACTACAGCAGATACTGCGACCGATAGGGTTGGAGTACTTCAGCATAAAGATGCCTTAGTTCTTGCTGAACAGGTTGGGGTGCGTTCACAGACCCAATATAAACAGGAATACCTTGGCGACTTATTCACTTCAGACACTATTTATGGAGTTGCAGAACTTCGTAATGATGCTGCTGTTGCGTTTGTAGTTCCGGGTACTTAATAGTTAGTTAAGTCGTAACCCCTTCTCACGAGGGGGTTATTCTTAATTAATTATGTTACATAAACTTAAACGAAGACTTTATAAAAAAGACAAAGCCATTGAATATTTAGGTGGTTGCTGTTGGAGGTGTGAGGAAGTATTTGATAGAGAGCTTTATGACTTTCATCACATGAATCCTTCTCAGAAGAAATATGAATGGGGTACTATGAAAGATTATAAATGGGAGACTATACAAAAAGAATTAGATAAATGTGTTTTACTCTGTTCTAATTGTCATAGGTTAGCACATAAGGATATGTTACAACATGCCCTTTTATGATTATGAATGTAAACATGGTCATGTCTTTGAAGAGATGTGTTCTATGTCAGATAGAAACAGAAAGAAAGAATGTCCAGAGTGTGGTGAAAAAGGTGGTGTAATTATGTCAGTCAATCAAAACCGCCCTCATTTTGGTAATCAAGATACTCTTTGGAATATGAGAGAACGTAAACGCACAAGCGAAACCGACAAGCAAGGTAACTATAAGGATAAATTTAGTGGACATATTTAAAGACAGCTGTGAAGAACATAGTGGCACAAGTTTAGAGTTAGAACGCTTTAAAGCCAAGATAAGAGAAATCTGGTCAAGGATGCTTGTGGAAACTTATAAATTGAATTATGATTCAGAAGATGAAGATAGTATGTCAGAAGAGGAATACATCGAACATAATGCTCTTAAATTTGCAGATGAACCAGAAGAAGAAACAGAACTAGATTCTCTTATGGATATGCTTGATGGTCTATTAGACCCTAAAGAAGAACTTGAAGAGGCTAAGTCAGGAGGGAAAGCACCTACTTATAAAGGTAGTGAGCTTAAATCAAATAACGAAAAAGGAAACATAGAGGCAACAGTATATGAATTTAATAAAAAAGGTACAAAGACTCCAGCTGATTCTAGAAGTGGAGGTAAAGGTGGTACGTATGAGGGTACGCCATCTGGTGGCATCAGTAAGAAAAAAGATGACACAGTTATCACAAAGTATTCGCCTCTTATTAAGCAGATAAAAGAAGAGATTAAATCTTTATCTGATAGACAAAGGATTGGTAGAAGGAAGATGAGGTTTAGACTTTAATGGCTAGACTACCTTGGAGAAAGGCAAAGACTCTAGCAATGCTTTCTAATAGACGACAATGGCAGAGAGAATTTGACCCTGATGAATCTTCTGCCCTAGAAATAGAATTAGAACAAGGTGGTTATCTAGTTAGAGAATCCTCAATCACATCTACACCTACATACATTATTACGGAGTAAAGAATGGCAACAGTTAAAGTATCAGCCCTAACAGAAACTACCTCACCACAAGCTAATGATGAGTTATTACTTAATCAAAGTGGTGTAAGTAAAAAGGTTAAGATTACTAATCTTCCAGCAAGTACACCGAGTACTGGTTCTATTTCAACAGCTATGCTTGCAGATGATGCGGTCACAGAGGCTAAACTAGCTAATGCTATCAACACAGCTATTGCTGCTAATACCGCTAAGACATCTAATGCTACACATACTGGCGATGTTACTGGTGCTACAGAACTTACAATTGCCTCTGGTGCAGTAGAAACAGGAATGATTGCTGACGATGCGGTTACAGCAGCCAAGTTAGCTAACTCAATTAATACTGAGATTGCAGCCAATACTGCCAAAGTAACTAACGCTACTCACACAGGAGATGTAACAGGAGCAACTGCACTAACTATAGCAGACGATGCAGTAACAGCAGCCAAACTAGCCAATTCAATTAACACCGATATTGCCACAGGTGTAACAGCTAATACTACAGCTAATGCTGCCCTACCTAAAGCTGGTGGTACTATGACAGGCGGTTTAGATTTAAATGATAATGTTAAGCTTAGATTAGGTACTGGTGATGACTTAGAAATTTATCACGATGGTAGTCATAGTTATGTTAAAGATAATGGCACAGGGATGCTTATTATTGATACAAATGGGGATAGGGTTAGACTACAAGCTGATGGTTCAGAAGAGTTAGCAAATTTTAATAAAAATGGTAGTGTAGAATTATTTTATGATAACGCATCTAAACTAGCCACAACCGCTACTGGTGTATCAGTAACAGGTGGTGCAGTAGGCACAATGACTACAGACAATGATGGCTCGTTTGCTATGTCAGCTTCTAACAACTTTAAGTGTACTCCTGCTGGTAACTTTACATTAACTTTTACATCTATTGTTGCTCAGTCTGGAAACATACTACTTGTTAACTCAGGTGGACACACAGTAGCAGCACACGCTAACACTAAAGTTGATGCTAACTTACTAGCTACAGTATCAACAGCAGGTACTTATTTACTGTCTTATTTCTCAGATGGTACAAATGTTTATATGACTAACTCGGCAATCTACACCTAATATATGGCATTAATACAATCAACTGCAATACCTAGTGGTGCTACTGCCTACGAGATAGAGCAGAGTCTTAAACACGATTATACAAGAGAAAGTTATTTAACTTGGACTCCAGCATCTTCTGGTAATAGAAAAACTTGGACATTATCATTATGGGCAAAAAGAGCCAAAGTTACAGGTCAGGGTAGTTCATCTAACCAACCGTCATATTTATTTGGCGCACATTCTGGAACTTCTTGGTATCACTCACCATTACAATGGAGAGCAGAAGGGTATATTGAATATAATGATTATCAAGGAGTGACTGGTGCTGACAGTAATGGTGGCGGAGTAAGAACAACTGCTGCATTTCGTGACCCCTCAGCTTGGTATCACGTTATGTTAGTTTATGATACACCTCAAAGCACTAAAGAAAACAGAATAAAGATTTATGTTAATGGTGTTCAACAAGCATTAGGTATTGCTGATGGTTCAAGCACTAATTGGGGTGATAGTGGTTATCCACTACAAAATGAAGATGGTACGCCAAACACAGCAGATAAACTTCATTATTTAGGTGCTTCAAGAGATGATAATCCTGGTGATGGCTACCTAGCAGAAGTAAACTTCATAGATGGTACTGCCTTAACCCCAGCAGACTTCGGTGAAACAGGTGATTATGGTGAATGGAAGCCTATAGAGTATTCAGGCACTTATGGTACTAATGGATTCTATCTACCGTTCAAACAAGACTATACAGTAGAAGGTTTTAGTACGGTTACTTATAAGGGTAACGGTGGTACACAGTATATAGGTGGTACTGGATTTCAGCCTGATTTGACTTGGTTTAAATCTAGAAGTTTTCAAGATAATCACACTTTATATGATTCAGTAAGAGGGGTAACAAAAGACTTACGAGCTGATGTAACTAATGCAGAGAATACAAATACAACAGGATTAAGTGCTTTTAATACAGATGGGTTCACAGTTGGTGGTATGTACAATACCAATAAAAACGCTGAAAATTATGTAGCTTGGAACTGGGATATGGGTGCTGATACACCTACTGGTTTTGGTTGTGTTACTTATACTGGTACAGGCGCAACTAATAATATTTCGGGTATGGGTTTTAGCCCAGATTTAGTTTGGTTAAAATGTAGAGATGCTGTTCACGACCATCAATTATCTGACACAGTAAGAGGTGCTAAGAAAACATTATTTGCAGCCTCTACAGAAGC